TGCAATAGCCTTAATATACGAATATGAATTGACAGAAAGATTACCGCGATATCGTGAGGAAGCACATATATTAAGGTAATCAATGAAAATAATATCAGGTCTAAATGACTTCTTAAGTGCAAGCTCGTTAAGAAGTGACTTAAAGTGTCCACTATGTGCAGTAGCGGTGGGATACTCTTTAATTATAAGAGTACCTTGAGTTTTTTTACTCAAGTTGGTTACTTTGTTTTCAAACATTGACTTAGGCATGTTTTGAATCTCTTGGATATTGACATTCAAAAGATTAGCGTCAATGCGTTCTGCGATCTTTTCTTCTGCCATCTCACAGGTAATGTAGAGAACATTCTTACCTTGTAAGAGACAAGATGCAGCCATGTGACACATGAACAAAGACTTACCAACACCAGTACCAGCAAGTGCAATATTCAATGTCTTGTTAGGGAGACCACCTTTCGTAATCTTATTAAAGAACTCTAGATCGAAAGGAATCTTCTCTTCGGTCTGATGATAGAAATCATATCGTTCTTGATAATCCTGAAGATAATCGTGACCTACGTTAGTATCAAAACTAACTGCAAGTGCATCAGATAGAATTGAAGGGATTGCATCCTTAGTTTTCTTATCATCATTACCATCAACGATGGAGATAGACTCCATCAGAGCAAGATAGATTGCTTTGTCCCTACACCACTTTTCAGTGATGTCACTCAACCAAGTGAAGTCCAGAACAGTCTTCTCTAGATTATTCACATAGTTAGTAACATCCTTGTAGGAGGTTTCATTGAGATCCGAACGACTGTCAACTTCAACACGAAGGACTTCTTGCGTTGGAAGTTTATTGTACTTGAAGATGAATTTACAGATCTCCTCAAATACTACTTTTTCGGTATAATCTGTAAAATATTCAGACCTGATGAAAGGTAACACCTTTCTAGAGAACTCCTCATTATGAGCAAGACTCCTCAGGATTGTAGTTTCAATGCGTTCGTCCATCAATAGTAGTGACAATAGGTTGACATTATATACTTAACTCCCTTCTTAACTTTCAATCCTGCATGAGGATATTGCCAAGTTGGAGGAAAGACAATCACCGAGCCAGTCTTCGGTGTGATCTTTCTACTGTGATGTGGGAACTCAGTTTCCCCACCACTAAAATCTTCATTTAGATAGAAAAGAAATGCAAGATATCTTCTTGCAGAAGCATGGTCTTGCACATCGACGTGTGGGTCGAACCTGTCTTTAGTTCTGGCATGATATTTCTTCACGCGAAACTCCTCCAAGAAAAGCCTTGAAGGATACCATCTAGTGTACTCTGGTAGTTCTCTTTTGTAAAGAGACAAAACGTTCTGAGTAATCCGTGACAACTGTGCAATTAGTTGTGGATTACTCTTATTGATATTCAGTTGAGTAAAGTTTGGAGTTCCTCCATTCTTCACTATCTCTTTCGCATGACTCTGTTCAAAAAATTGAATCAGAATGTCACACTCTTTTTCACCCAAGGCGTCTTCATACAGTTTGATAAAATCACCCGTAACGAAACTCTTGTTTTGCAATTTCATCAAGTTTCTCCATGACTTCGGGAGTAAAGTATTGTTCAGGATCCTTGAGGATCGCCTTTGCATAAACTTTTTTGCCACCTATCTCATAACGACCTGCCACATTTTTCCACAGACCTCCCAGTTCACCCAACTCAAGAAGACCATAATATCGATCGAGACCACGCTCATCGTAATACAGACGCACCGTAACATCTTTGTTCTCCTTACTCAGACGAGACTTAGCAGTCTTAGCTTTGATAAGGTTTCCGACGATTTCCGTTCCATCCTTTTCTTTCTTTTTGCTGAGATGGATGATTGTAGAAGCAGCATACTTGAGTCCGCTGCCTCCTCCCATTTCCTTTGTAGGGACATAAGCGCCGATGACATCATAAGTGTGGTTGGTAACGATCATGGGAATGTTAGCTTGACCCAGTTTGAGGGTGATCATACGGAACGCACCTTTGACCAGTTGTGATTTGGTCATGTCGCGGACTTGTTTGTCGTTGAGGGCGTCATTGATCTCCTTCTCAGTGGAAAGCATCCCCAAAGAGTCTAACACAAACATGCAAGGAGCACGCTCTTCTTCAGGTTTTTTTAAGTATAGATCCACCGCTTTCAGGGCTTTACCACGGAAGTCTTCAATGGTCACAACGTTGACCACCACAAGTCGATTCAAGTCAATACCGCGATCTGCGAGAAGAGACTTGTTAACAGCGGCTTCAGTGTCAAAATATAGACAATACCCATCAGGATTAGAATCCAAGAAGTTCTTGACAACGGCGAGACTGAAAAAAGTTTTTCCAGTACTAGACTCGCCAGCAATGGCAGTAATCTTATTCCCAGATACACCACCAAATATAGACCCTGAAACAAGTCCGTTAAAAATGTACGAACCCGTGTCCACATAAGTTTCATGGTCGTCAATGTCTGAGGCGAGTTGTGTGTATTCACCACCAATCTCCTTTACAATATCTTTAAGAAAATCCATAGTTTAATCAAAAAAACAAGAAATAGTTATTCTGTATTTTGGAGCATCAACCGACTGCGGCCGAATCGCATGTGGGATGTCCCCATCGAATAGAAGTATTCTACCAGGAACATACAATGATGTAAATGCTACATCTTTAAGATCTTCACTGTAGAAAAAAGTTTCACCATACCATCCATCTTTCCACTCAAGATTTACATAATATAAAATACCTCTTGTGTAACAATGAGTGTGGATTAAGTGAACATCACTTGATCGAACATAATTTACTACTGCTCTAGAAAATTTATTATATGTGAACCATGGAGTATCATCAATAGCAGCTTGAAAGTATTTCCATAATCCACACTTCTCTAGATCATCAAAACCCCAGTCGCCGTAGAGATTCTGATAATTAAGGTCATTAACGTGTTGATCTCTCCAACCCAATCTTAGGTTTGATTCTAAAGCGTAATGTAAAGTTTGACCTCGGTCGTGACGGTGAACGACATCATCATATACTTTAATATTCATCAGATACCCAACAATTTACGTTGACGTTCAAAATATCCTCGGAGAATCCAAGAACTACTATTCATTTTATCATCCCCACCAACGCCAAATTCAAACTGGACTCGGGGATTGTCTCCATACATATCGAGTTCTGGTGTATTGCCTGATCCACGATCACCACCGTTGCAAAATACAACAGTCTCTGCAATTTCTAGACACTTAGCAATTGCGCCACATGCAGATCCAACCTCATCGTCTGGAACAGTAACAACTGCATCGACCATATTGAGATGACGTACAATCTCTGCACGTTCAACCCAAGATAAAAAGTATTGACCTTTCTTTGCAGTCAACCATTCATTAGTATTCAGTCCCACTACAAGATAGTCAGAAAAATCTTTCGCTCTCTTGAAGTAAGATATATGACCACTATGAATAGGGTCAAATCCCCCTGTAACCAGACTCACTTTTTCAAAAAACATTAGATAACAAAACCAAACTTCTCTCTAGCAATTTTTTTATATGGACCGCCAGGATTCTCCTCGCGGATTTGCTTGATAGTATTTAGTTTCTGATAAAGAGCTGCATCACCACCCAAACGCAGGGCGCTAACGATGGTATTCAATTCTTTATCGTTGATAGGAAGATCCATATTTTTTGTGTTGGTGAGATAATTATACAAGAATTGGTTCGCTTTTGCAAACAGATTATTTAGTCTCGATACGAATGTTGAATGCGATTGTCATTCTGGGTTCAAGACATTTGTGAGTGGACACGTAATGTTGTAGAGTGCAAGGAAAAATTATCAATTGATTGTTCTTAGGTTGATAAGCCCACTGTTCATAATAAAAAGATTGCTCTTCAGTTTTTCTATAAAGTTGTTTATCTATGAAGTAAAGATTTTGACTGGATGGATTCATAAAAATCAAATCAGTTTCTTCACATCCATCTAAGAAAATAACACCTGCAAATTCATTTCTTCTTTCAATAGAACCTAAATGTGTATGCAGTTCTTGACCAGTATTTTGTTCATAAAAATTCCACCAGAAGGCATGAATTTCATATGAATGTTCTGTCAGTCCCAGTTCTATGGTAAATTTTTCATATTCTTCTCCAATTTCATCAAGTGGATAATTAATATTATGTTTTTGATGAATAGAAGTCTTGCAAGAACAATTAACCCCAGGATTTTGATAATCATTTAAAATATCTAAATGTATATCTCCAACCAATTTTTGATAAGTCCTATCCGATAAAAAATTATCACATACCCAGAAAGGAACTCCAAATAAATTTTTCATTCTCTAAGTTCGATATTGAAACTAATAGTAATTCTAGGCGTATCGAATCTATGTGCAGGAACATAGTGTGACAGATATGATGGAAAAAATATAATTTGATTGTCTCTTGGTTCATGAACATACTTACTCATAACATAAGAATGTTCTGGAATATTTTTATGAATTTTAGCAACAGGATGGTGTGTATCATAACTATGATAGTTTAACCAATTTTGAGATGGATTGGAAAAAACTATTCTTGTATTATCAGTTCCTTTTAAAAAATATACACCACTGAACATACAGTTCGGTGTACCCAAGTGTGTATGCGGTTCTTGATTTTGACCTTTAGTGTAAAAGTTATACCAAGGACGTATCAACTCATATTGATGTTCCGAAAGATATAACTGTGATGAGAATTCTTCATATGCTTCTTTAAAAGAAAACATAGGATAAGTCACACTATCATCTCTTTGAGCAGAAGTGTTTACCAAACAGTCCCACTGTGAATTTACATATCCTTCGTTCTTTGAAATATCTTCTAGTATTTGATTATGAAGATCTTTAACTACATTTTCAGACAAAAAATTATCTATACCAAAAAATGGAGTTGGGAATAAAAAATTCATGCGAAGAATGATTCCAAACTTACTTTCTTTTCTACAGACCAACCAATAGCATTGAGAATAATCTTCATCGGTTCTACAAAAGATTTGTTGAACTGTGCATCGTAATCAATATACTTTTCAAGATCTAGTTCTTTCGGAAACTCTTGAATGAAGGAGAAAACATTCTCTTGAATAGTATTAGGTGTTTTCAAATAACAGAACTTGATCTTTTCACCACTCTGAATTGCTGCATACTTCTTATCAAGTCCAGCTTTCTTAGTATAGTGATTGTAGAGGATTGCACCACGAACATGAATAGGACAACCTTTGTTATACATGTCAGTCCGAGATTCCCACTTCTTAATTTCAGACACACTACGAGGGAATGCGATTTCATCAGGACGAAGATTCCTGAACTCTTTGCGAGCATTCTCGATGAAGTCAATGACATCATCCTCTTCTTTTGTCATGATGATCTCAAGTGCATCTTTAATGTATTGACGACAAGGTGCAGGGGTTGAGGTTTTGATTGCCTCAATACCCATCATCTTCAGTTTGGGTTTCTCATAACGAACACCTTCACTGTCCCACACACGAAGGATATAACGTTTCTTACCAGTCCAAATACCACGTTCCGCGATGTTCTCGCGTTTCATCACCATTTTGTTTTCGTAGGCGTTGAGGTAGTTGGCCAATTCTTCGTAAGAACTCTCAATATACTTTTCAAGTTCCATGTGACTGACCTTATCAAGGAAATTAACAATCTCTTCAGTAGAAGCCTCTCTACCCTTGAATACAGCGTCAACAAAAGGACCCATATTAAGATAAATGGAATCGGTATCAATAGCAATGACATAATCTACTCCATCAGATTTCAAAACTTTGTTCAGGTAACTATTCATCTTCTCTTCGATCCACTGAATCGATACCTGTCCCGATAAAGTGATCGCCTCTGCATTTGCAAGTTTGTAGTATCGGAAATACTCATTACCAATCGCACCATAAGCAGAGTTCAGTGCAATCTTTTTAGCCATCTGAATATTGTCACAACGTGAAATCTCCTTTTCCAATGCTTTGGTAGGAGTCTTCTCATAGGCTTTCTTCGCCTCGATCATCTTCTTCTTGAAGATAACACGTTCACTATACATCTTCTCCATAAGTTCTGGTAGGAACCCACGGACATCCTTGCGATACATTGCACCATTAGCACAAACCGCACTGTCTTTATACATCTCAAAGGTAAGTTCTTTCTTCAGAACTTTATCGACAGTCACACTGGGGTGACGTTGTTCAATCAAAGTCTCTGGTGAGATGTTGTACTGCATAATCAGGTGAGGGTACAGTGAGTTAAGGTCAAAGTTGACTACCCACTCGTATGCACCTGGGATGGGTTCTTTTACAAACGCACCCGCATACTTCTCACTCTTACTATTGCGTTCCTTCTGAGGAATGACAATATTCTTCTTAAGAAGATAGTTGTAGATGATAGCGTCCCAGGTTCGTACCTGGTATGCAATATCATTGAAGTTCACCTTAGCGTCAAACGCACGGGTGAAACACAAGTCAATCAGACGCAGTTTATCCTCAAGACGGTCAACCAGTTCCACGTCAACGATGTTGTATTCAACGAACTTCTGCCAATCGTTTGTATAGAACTCTCGGAAGGTATCATATTCAGAGTGATCCAGTTTGTTCTGACCCAACTCCATGAAGGCGATATGATCCAATCGATAACTCTCTTGGTTTGGGGTTGCAGGAGACTTCTTATACAGGTCCAGGTAGTCCAGAATAGACACACCCGCAATCTCTGTACTGAGTTGTTTCCGACCCATGATCGTGACCTCTTTGACACGCACCACATTCCACGGAGAGAGACGTTTGGCGTACTTCTCTCCCATAAGACGGGTAATCCTACCAACCAGGTAGGGCATGTCATACAGTTCGTTGTTCCACCCCGTGACGACCTCTGGGGTGTTATTCTGCCACCAGTCCATGAACTTGGTGATGAGTTCATACTCACCATCACAGTACACAAATCTGACATTCTTCTGATCAACCTTTGCAGGACGAGATCCAAAGGTAGTAATCTGTTTAGTATTATAATCCTGAACTGTAATCAGTAGAAGTTCTTCAGCACAGTTGAATACATCGGGGAATCCACTCTCCGCTGCAACCTCAATATCAATTGTAATAACTTTGATCTTTGAGATATCAAATTTGATTTCGTCCTCAGGATAATTCTGAGCAATATATTGATACACGAATCGGTCATTCCCATAGACCTTAAATCCATTCACATCATTATACTTGTCCAAGAATTCACGACACTCTCGGATAGTACCAGGGCGAATGGGTTCTACATCTTGACCATCAAGGGTTTTATATTTACTTT